GGTAAGACATTCTTTGTCTTAGGAATCGTAAAACAATTTTTAGATTCTAATCCGACAGGTGGGGTAATCTACTTCGACACCGAAGCGGCTGTCACGAAAGGTATGATGGAAGACCGAGGTATTGATACTACCCGAGTTATTATTTCTGAGCCTGATACGATTCAGAAGTTCCGACACACCGCACTAAAGATCATTGAAAACTATTCTGCGCAACCAGAAAAAAAGCGCGAACCGATGATTATGATCCTCGATTCTCTCGGGCAACTATCGTCTACCAAGGAAATGGAAGATACGATGGAAGGTAAAGAGACTAAGGATATGACTAAAGCACAAATCCTCAAAGCCACCTTTCGCGTTCTCAATCTGAAGCTAGCAAAGATCGGTGTTCCTCTTATGGTAACGAATCACGTATATGATGTTGTGGGATCATATGTTCCTATGAAAGCAATGTCCGGTGGTTCTGGGTTGAAGTACACCGCATCCACAATCGTGATGCTGACCAAGAAGAAAGAAAAAGATGGCACCACGGTTGTTGGTAATATCGTCAAAGCAAAGATGCAGAAGTCTCGTTTGACCAAAGAGAATGCTCAAGTTGAAATCAAGATAACCTACGAGCATGGTTTGGATCGATACTATGGGCTGCTTGAAATTGCTGAGAAGTATGGAATCTTCACCAAAGTTTCTACTCGGTATGAGTTTCCCGATGGCACTAAGGTCTTTGGTAAGTCTATCAATTCGAATCCGGAAAAATATTACACACCAGAAATCCTTGCTATGATTGATGATGTATGTAAGAAGGAGTTCTTATACGGTAGTGAAGGTGCAGAGTTTGACGAGGTGCTGGAGACTGAAGATGCAGGAGAATAAAGATTATCTTTTAATTGATCCAGAAGAAGGATACGAAGAAAATAAAGATTTGGCAAAAGTCAAGATAATTACTGGTGAATTTTCCGGAGTTGAATATTCATACGGTGTTGTGAGCTTAGATCCTGATGTCAATGACGCCGATGAGTTGCATGTATCGTTCGAATATAATATTCACACTGAAGAAAAGGATTTTATCTTAAATGATGAAAAAAACAAAAAAACATTTGAAAATGTTATAAGTTCTGTGCTAAACTCTATATTAATGGCAACAGTCGATAAAGCGGAAGTGAGATACACAAATGAACTTAGAAAAGAAAATACTGAAACACCTGCTGTATGATGATGAATTTGTACGCAAGACAATTCCTTTCATCAAGGAAGATTACTTTCAGGATATAACCGAGAAGACAGTCTATAAACAGATTGTTGATTATATCCTGAAGTATAAATCTTCACCAACTGTTGATGCCCTTAAGATTGAGGTTGATTCTATATCAAATCTCAACCAAGAGCAGCACAAAAAAGTTGTTGATTATGTTGACGAACTGGCGTACAATGATGTATCAGAAAAAGATACCGAATGGCTGATAGAAAACTCAGAGCAGTTCTGTCAAGAAAAAGCTGTATACAATGCTATTATGGAATCTATTCAGATTCTTGATGATGATACGAAAGCATTAGACAAGGGTGCTATTCCTCAGATTCTAGCAGATGCTTTATCTGTGTCTTTTGACAATCACGTCGGGCACGATTTTATTGCTGATGCTGAAGAGCGATACGAGTTTTACCATAGAGTTGAGTCTAGCATTCCTTTTGATTTGGATTATATGAATCGAATCACGAAGAATGGATTGCCCAACAAAACTCTGAATATCATTCTTGCTGGCACTGGCGTTGGTAAGTCACTTGCTATGTGTCACTTTGCAGCGGCAAATCTGACGCAGGGTAAAAATGTTTTGTATATAACTCTGGAAATGAGTGAGGAAAAGATTGCGGAACGAATTGATGCCAACTTGATGAACACACCTTTAGACTATCTTCACCAGTTATCTAAAGATGAGTACATGAATAAAATATCGAAAATCAAGAGCAAGACTAAGGGTAAACTGATTGTCAAAGAGTATCCAACAGCATCGGCAAATGTTTCTCATTTTAAACATTTGATCAATGATGTAAAACTTAAGAAACAATTCAAGCCTGATATCATTTATATTGATTATCTCAATATATGCTCATCTTCTAGAATGAGAGCAAGTGCTACTGTTAACTCTTACACCTTGATTAAGAGTATTGCAGAGGAATTACGAGGAATGGCTGTCGAATATGATGTTCCTATTGTATCCGCAACACAAACTACTCGTGGTGGTTTTGCGAACTCGGATGTGGATTTGACTGATACCAGCGAATCATTTGGTCTTCCTGCAACCGCAGACTTTATGGTAGCATTAATCGCAACCGAAGAGTTGACAGACCTAAATCAGATTATGGTCAAGCAGTTGAAAAACAGGTATAATAGCCCTGATACATATAAGAGGTTTGTTATTGGTGTTGATAAATCCAAAATGAGACTGTATGATGTTGAGCAATCGGCACAAAACGACATTGTTGATAGTGGTCATGTGAATGACGATAAACCTATATTCGATCGTTCTGATTTTGGTACACGAGCGACTCAAGAAAGGGATTGGTCGCAACTGAAGTTTTCCTAATTATAAATAAGGGTTGTAGTTTAGGAAAATAAATGAAAACTTTTTCAAATTTTTTGTCGGAACAGAAGAACACTCACATGACCCACATTGAGGACAAGGTTCTCTACGGTGGTGTAAATGGTACCCGAGAAGCAATCTTTGCTCTGCGTGATATGCGGAATATGCTGTCGGGGCACGGCGGATCCGTCTCGGTCAAATGGGACGGGGCCCCTGCTATTTTTGCTGGTATAGATCCTAGTGACAAGAAATTCTTTGTTGCTAAGAAGGGTATATTCAATAAAAATCCTAAAGTGTATAAAACTCCGGCTGATATTGACGCAGATACTTCTGGTGATCTTGCCGCTAAACTGAAAGAAGCTTTAAAGCATCTCCCTAAACTTGGCATCAAAGGTGTCGTTCAGGGAGATTTTTTGTTTGGTCCTGGCGATGTAAAAGTCAAAACTATCGCTGGTGAAAAGTATGCAACCTTCCACCCCAACACAATTGTTTATGCAGTTCCTATAGAACAAGCTAGTGCAGTTCGTGCTGCTAAGATAGGGATTGTGTGGCACACCACATATACAGGAAAAGACTTTATGTCGATGCGAGCGACATATGGTGTGAATGTTTCGCAGTTTAGAAAATCCTTAGCTGTATGGTCACAAGATGCGATTTTGACTGATGTTACGAAAGCAACTATGACAAAGAAGGAGACTTCAGATGTTAACGCAATTTTATCAAAAATTGGAGTACTTTTTAACTCAATCAGTGGAACGACATTACGAACACTGGAGGCGAACCAACATCTCGCACAGCACATCGAAACCTTCAACAACACCTATGTCAGAGCCGGATCAATTATCGGAGACACAAAAGAACATACAGAAAAGTTGATTGGTTGGATTAGAGATAAATACCAAAAAGAAATTGATGCTAGAAAGACCGCAAAGGGTAAGAGTGCCCAGCAAGCAAAACTTGATGAGTTGCTTGAGTTTTTTTCCGAAGAGAATAAATCTAGTCTAGTAAAAATGTTCGAGTTGCAGAAGCTAATTGTTGATGCTAAACTTAGACTAATAAATAAGTTGAACGAGCTTCAATCTATTGACACGTTCGTTAGAACTAATAAGGGTTACAAAGTAACTGGTGCTGAAGGATTTGTTGCGGTTGATAAACTTAGCGGATCGGCAGTAAAACTTGTTGACCGTATGGAGTTTTCATACAACAACTTCTCACCTGACATAGTAAAAGGATGGCAAAAGTAAATGTACTCGTTCAAACAGTTTATTAATGAGCAACAAGGTAAGGAAGCATTCTTTACATTTGGAAGAATGAACCCACCCACCGTTGGACACGGTAAACTTGTTGACGTGCTTGCCAGAAAAGCGGGCAGAAATCCGTTTTTTGTATATCTGTCACATTCGCAGGATCCTAAGAAAAATCCTCTGACATACGATCAGAAAATCAAGCACGTTCGTAAGATGTTCCCAAAACACTCTAAAAATATTATTCTGGATAAGAAAGTCAAAAACGTTTTTGATATTGCCGGTTCACTACATGCCAAAGGATTTGATAAAGTCACGATGGTTGTTGGTGCTGATAGAATATCTGAATTTGAAACACTGTTAAATAAGTATAATGGTGTAAAGGCCCGCCACGGATTTTATGACTTTAAACAGATCAATGTTGTATCTGCGGGGGATAGAGACCCTGACGCAGAAGGGGTTGAGGGAATGTCTGCTTCTAAGCAAAGAGCGAATGTCTCTAAGGGTGACTTTGACACATTTAAGAAAGGTGTTTCTGTCAGCATGTCTGCCACAGACACCAAAAAGTTGTTCGACGACTTGAGGGCTGGAATGGGAATGTCAAAAGTTAAATAATCATAAATACACATATAACTGCAGTAAGGCTAAGGCAAACCTGCGGTGGGATAAGACTAAGGTAAACTCCAATGGAAGATATGCAAACAGAAGTTCTGTCTATGCAGCAGCGCCGAAAACGCGGAATGCAGTTGCGCAGAAGAAAAACTAGAATTAAAAGACAACGCCAGTTGGTTATGCGACGATTTGCAGACCGAGCGCGCATTTCTAAAAGAGCCAGACGCGGAGCAAGAATGATGCTCAAGAAGCGTTATGCTGGCGGAAAATCCTACGGAAAGTTGTCACCCGCACAGAAAATGACTGTGGATAGACGCACAGAAAAGATGAAGAAATTCGTCAGTCGGGTTGCCGCACGTTTAACTCCACAATTCCGAAGAAAAGAAATCGAAAGAAAAAGAGGAACTAAATCAGAAGATTTGGATTTGGATTTTGGTTCTTTGTTTGTAGAAGATTACGATGATCCAAATACCGATGGGTTACGGATGGCAGAAGCTCAACTGTACGAAATCTCGGAAGATGCGTTATCAATCCTTGAAATTATGTCTGATATGGATGAAGAGCCTGATGAGTGGATTCTTTCTAAAATCACTTTAGCGTCAGACTATATTTCTACGGTTAGAGACTATCTCGAATACTACACCGAAGAAGAAGATGATGAGGATGACGACGAAGAGGAATATTCCGAGTCTGAAATGATTTCTGCTATGTTGCGCGCTGGTAAGGAGTCGTTCTCGGAAGAAGAGATCGAAGAACTTGATGGATTTTTTGAGGAATATTCTAGTTTGGTAAAGAAAGCCGAACGGGCTAATATGCCATTTGATATTGTATTGGAAGTGTATAACCGTGGATTAGATTCATACGAAAATCAGCGATTTAAAACTCCACAACAACTCGGATTTGCTCGTGTGAATAGTTTTATCGCGGATGGTAGTGTGGATGAAGATTTGCAAGAAAAAGTTTTAGAGTATGGTACCGACGATGCTTTTATCGCTTATGCTAGAGCTACGCCTGGGCAAAACCCCGATATTGCCACTATGAAGTATGATATGGATTCTGTTTTAAATGCGTTGAATGATATCAACACACAAAGAATTAAGAAGATTCATGAAGAGATCGATGATGAATTTTCTGGCATATTTGATAAGGAATAACGATGAAAACATTTAGGCAACACCTAGAAGAGATGATTGATTGTCAGTGCGAATCTGTACAAGAAGAATTAGTTATAACCGAATCTGAGTATCAGGGTAAGAAGGTAGAACTAAATAATCCTTTTAGGTTGCCCTCTGGTTCGAACAAAAAGTTTGGTGTGTATGTAAAGAACGACAAGGGTAATGTTGTAAAAGTTACTTTTGGCGATCCGAATATGGAAATTAAACGGGATGATCCCGAAAGGAGAAAATCATTCAGGGCAAGACACGGTTGCGACAATCCTGGCCCTAAATGGAAAGCAAATTATTGGTCTTGTTACCAATGGCGCGCTAGTGCTAAAGTAGATAACTAAGAGGTAGATGTAAATGGACCAGCATACAGACGATAGGCTTCAACGGATTGAAGACAAGTTGGATAAAATGTCGGATGCTATTGTAGCATTAGCAAGAGTAGAAGAAAAAATTACAGACCTTGAGGTGAGACGCGCCGAAGGGCACGAACGACTTAATAGAATGTCGGGTAAAATGGATGATATCGATGGGATTGTTATCTCTCTGCGAGAACGTATGTCAGTAATGACCAAGATTATGTGGTTGGTTGGTGCTGGTGTTATATCATCATTAATGACACACTTACCGGAAATATTGTAATGAAAGATGATATTAAAGAATCGTTGAGAATAAGACAACGAGACGTTAAACCAGCAACAAAACATATTGCGTCTCAGCATATTGAAAAAGGAAACCTGAAGAAAGTCATAGAACTTTTAAAGTTTTTGGGTAAGAAAGTAAATGTGGATAAATCTACTGAAGGAACCAGCAAAGCAGTTTGGACAATAGAGGGTGCTATGAAAATTGAAGAAGCCAAGAAAAAGAAAGATGACAAGCGTAAAGACGATCCCTGCTGGGATGGTTATAAACAGGTTGGGATGAAGAAAAAGAATGGTAAAGAAGTGCCCAACTGTGTTCCAGAAGAAACCGAGATTACTGAAATGAAACTGCCTATTTCTGACGAAATGTTCAAGTCATTGAAGAAAGGTGACAAGATTAAGATTAACTTTGATTCTTCTATCAAGAAAGGCAACGAAAACACATACGTTGTCAAGTCCAAGAGCAAATCAGCAAAGTACAATCTCGAAAAGATTGCGCTAAAAAACGTTGCCAATCCAGTTGCACAAGCATCATATCTCTATAACAGACAGGGCAAAGTTACAATGGCGCAGGGTGACATGGCAGTGACAATGAACTCTGTCGTAAAGGAAGCCGTGAGTGCACTTGGGGATTATCAAGCAAATCTAAATCCGGACAGTTCTAAACCTTTGGGCGGTAAAATAGTAAGACCACATTTAGTTAAACCGTACAAGAACAGGAAACATGCTTCAAGATGGATGGGGGTTGTGGATGATTTCGACGACGCTGTGAAGAAATATCCACGCAAAGCTGTTAGGGAATTAGGTAAAAAAGATCAATGGGGGAACAAAATTGTGCAAATTTGGGAAAATGAAAATATAGAACTT